CCGCGACTGTGTTGACATTGGCAATCGATCCACCAACAGCATTGACATTGGCAATCGATCCGGCCACCGTCCCAATGGTATTAGTGCCACCAAGATTAGACGCTACTGTGTTGACATTGGCAATGTTAGTTCCAACAGAATTGACATTGGCAATGTTCGTTCCAACGGTTTCAATTTCAGAAACCGGCTCGTTCAAATCATTGGCTACTGTGGTGATGTCGGCCAAGTTATTGTAAACCGTGACAATGTACCCATCTGGCGCAGCGCCAGAAGCCCCAGACGCAACATCGGCCACCGATCCAAAATCATAGGCCCAGCCAGTACCTGCCAAATCATCGCCAATTGTGCCAATCTCCGTGGCCTTGGCAGCCAATGTAGAGATGTCGCTGCCAATGGCATTAAGATCCTCAATGTCCTGCTTAATGTCATCCAGATCCTCAATGGCCTGGGTAATCCCTGATAGGGCAACTACCTGTTCGGCAATGTCCGCCACTTCCTGAACGCCAACCAGGCTATTGCTGACATCTAATTCGCCATTGGCATCAAATCCTAAAACTTTGCCAGCCCGCACACTCGATGCCGGTAGCACGGCGCTTAATGATGTTGAATCGGTTTCGGCAAACTTGATTGATCGATCAACAGCGGATTGCTGCTGCTGCACAATCTGTGTCAACTTATCTAGCGCTTCCTCATGGGTTTCTGCTGGGAACGGGTCATTGCCCTGATAGTCAACTTCCTGGGTAATCGGGACATTACGGACAATCACCAGGCTTGTGCCTGCTGCTGGGGCTGTCAACATAGTCACCGTGCCACCAGCAGGGTTTCCGGCCCCGGTAACCGTGTAGTCTGTGGTTATGGTCTTGACTGTCTCAGTACCATTGGCCGCCCTGGATATGACCTTTAAATGGTCATTGTCCAAAAAGTAATAAGTGACCGAAAAGGCCGTAGTCGAGCCATTGCCCGAATACGAAACCCTGGATGTTGAACTTGATACGGTCATCTTATTACCTCACTAGGTTTAATCAGGAATGTCTGGTCATTCTCCCTTTCAATCCTACGCTCCATTCTACGCAAGTACCCAGGATTCAGCCACTCCTGTACCCGGTAAAGGATTAAATAGTCCAGCGCCATCCTGGTATAAAACAGGTTCATAAACGGCGTATTTGCAATGACCAGGCGGAATGTCTGCGCGGCTGCGTCATCCCCTGATTTAAGCCTTCCCCACAGGTCAGCCAGGTCATCCATAGTGCCAAATGTTGGGCCTGCTACGGTGGCTATAAATCCGCCTCCGTGGCGATTTTTCATTTCGCCAAACAAGAAGTCACCGTAAATACCAAACGCCCCGCCCTGCAACATTGAGGCTGCCCAGGTAGATGGTGACAGCGGATCGCGTGGTGACCGGCCCTTAATCAGATCCTTAATAGCCATTGCGCCATACCCAAACAAACTCATCCACAGGATCATGTTAGCCATGCCCAACATGTCACCTTTTCCGTTTTTCAGGTAGTCACCCAGGTTGTCATAGCCACGGCCATAAATTTCCCGGCCAATTGTGCGCTGCAAAATGGCTACTGGGAAAGATTTAAACTGAGCAAAGAACCTAGCAATCTCACCCCAGACCGTGCCAGGATTTGTGCCGCGCAACAAAAATGCTCTTGTTCTAGCATCCGGCTCAATTACAGCATGCTCTCCACGGTCAATAAACATTGAGCGCATTGCGCCCTGGATGTCTTGAATCAGGTTAGCAACAGACGCATCATTGACCTGGCGGCCAACGCCCACAATGTAATTTTCAAGCGCTTCACGGGGTAGAGATGCAATGCCCTCTGGGGTCATGTATGTCCGGCCATCGGCTTCTTTGGTAGATGCCATGCGGATTAGATCCCACTTGCCTTCATCAATGTTGTAAAGGCTAAACAAATTTTGCAGGTCTGGGCGCAGGTCAATAAACCTAGTGTTTCTATGGAATGCGAGGTTAGCCGAAAGACTGAGCGCTGCCGACTTCCGCAAAGTTTCCGTCCACCAGGTCAAACCATTCCATTTAAAGAACTGGTTTTGCAACTTGGTCATTGTGCCGCCCATGTTTTGCTCACCATCAAACCGGCGCAGCACGCCATTACGCATGCTGTCAAAAAACACGCCCAGGCTGTTCATAATCTCTTGCTGCTCCTGGCTGCCACGGCCCTGCAGCAAGCCATTGATAGCATCGGCCATACCGGAAAACAGGGTGCGCCCCTGGAACCGTTGCTCTGCTGCGTATACCGGAATGTCGGTTATTGACGAAATTACAGCGCCGCCCAACTTAGACATTGACTGCCAGGTACGAACACCGGCAGAAATCCTGGCGGCCATCTGATGGGCAGGTATATTGGCTGTGCCATCCACATGCGATAGCAAATCCATAACTGCTTTATTGCTTTGAATAAATTTACTATATGCCTTTGTATCGCCACGCAAATTATTTGCAACCTCATCCATCATGCGCTTAATAGCAGCCTGTGGATTTGTGCCAAAAATTTTCATTAGGCCAGCAGACCTGGCAGACCGTTCTAATCCACCCAGCACAGCATCGGCAAACCTGGCAGATCCAAACTTGTCGTTATAGTCATACCAGGAATCACCGTCCCTAAAATACAGCGTCCTAGACTGCGAGGCTTTGCGGGCCAATGACAGACCCTGACCACGAAATGCGGCCATTGTGTCCTCATCAGGATCAAACTTCATATGCTGGCCGGAAGCAAAATTGGTATACATCTCACGCAGGCCAGCCTCAATATCGGTCACGCCACGGCTGATAAAGGTCTTATCAATGTCAATTCTGGGCAGCACAAAATCGCGCCACTCGTTAAATGATGCATTGCGTACCCGGAACGGATCATGCGTCTGGCGGACAATGTATCCCTTCAAATCACGAATCCATGCGCCAAATCGATTCTGGGTATTGCGGGCATCATTTTGATACTTGTTAATAATCTCAGCCATCTGCACGGCTTCGCGTGGCATCCGGCTCATGTCGGCATTAGGATCAGCCATCATGTAAAGCGCCCTGGCTGTATCGCGGGCCATTGCCTCAGAAGTAAACAACTTCCACAGACCGGCACGCTCCATGTCGGCAATGATGCCGCCCATCCATTGGCCTAAGAATTGATTGATTTCAGCCTGGGCAGATGCCCGTGCGCCACGGCGCTTCATCTCAGACCCGGCAATCAGGGCTTTAAAGCCCTCAACTTCCATGCCCTTAAACTCGCCCTGCACAAACGACAGCGCCTTCATTCTGGCAGCCAGGTTAAGCGCTGCATTACGCTTTTCAATTACCGCCGCCATCATTAGATTATTAGCCAATTCATTGGCTGCCTGCATAGCGTCAGATTGCAGGCTGGATGCCATGTCCTGGGCCATTGAGGATTCGCGGATCTTCCGCAGCCGGTTACGCACAGATGCATTCTGAAACCGCAATTGTGCCAGCAGGTCATCAATTTCTTGCTTAGTTAGCGTGCCGCCAGATGCCGATTGCATGGCCGACTGCGCCGCTGCGTCATCACTAATGCGCTCTGCTGCCGCCCGGATTGCTTTACTGTAAACCTCGGCTTTAGCAATGGCATCATCAAACAATCGCATTTCTGCTGCCATGTCATTAGATTGATCCGCGCCACGGGAATACTGGAATTGAAACTCCATATCCAGCCCCATGCGCTCACGCCTTGCCACAGAATGCAATGACGATACGGCCAGCGCCCGAATGTCTGCCTCAGTCAATTCTATGTTGTCGCGCACCAATTGGAATGTACGGTACGCCCAGGCACGCACGGCTGCAATGATCTGCTTGACCAGGCTTAACTCTGGAGCATTCTCGATCAGGTAGGCTAATTGCTCAGATGCCACATGCTGGCTAGGCGTATCCTTTGGAACATTGCTGGCAGCCTCTACAAACTTGGCATCACCACGGGCAATGCCTTCAGCCACCTGGCCCAGCACATCCTTGTAAACAATTGGGCCAAGTAACTGCTCCATACCCACATGCTCACCTACTTCGTGCAAAATCAAACCAGGTACTTCGGCTGCTTTGACATTTTCAGCAACAATGTAAACCGTGCCATCTGGGCCGGTCATGCCGCGCACATCTTCTGGATGCGGGCCATCAGGTAATTCGCCAACTTTATTAACAATCTTAATCTGGCCTACTTCTAACAACTTTTCTGTTGACCGGCCAAACGCGCCAACAGCAGCAGTAGTGATTGAATCTACTGTTTCTGTGACTTCGACTTCTGCACCTCTGGCGTATTGAGCATCCTGTCGAGTTCCATCTCCGCCAGTTTCGACTTTCTTAGGCGCTCCGCCTGGCTCACCAGCAATTCCTGTTTCTGTGTTGTAGTCAATAATTTCCCGTGCAGCCCGTTTCCCGTTAGATAGTGCCGCGCTAAGTTCTTTGTGAAGTTCTCCATCAATGCCTCCAAGGGATAGCAATTCGTCCAGGTTAGATTGTAATTCTTTTCTAGCCTTCTGGATCTGCAAATCTTTTTGCAAATCAGACACCAAAACAACCTGGGCCTTGCGCTCACTTGTTTTGCGATCCTTGTAAAAGCACCCCATTGTGCCGGTCAGGTCACATGCCGTACATGTCCAGACATTTTTTTCTGCTGTTTTATCCAAAATCTGGACAAACGATACGCCTGGCTGGGTAATCTTTTTGCCACCGTCCACCGGGCAAAGATTGTTTTTCTTCATTTTTGGGTACAGATCAGGGAACCGCTGGGCCAATTCTGCCGGATCGACAGCCTTGCCTTTTAGGTTTACCGGCAGGTATACCGATACCCGGTCATGCAATGGGTTAAGCATGGCTTCTGTTATATCGTCAGTAATTGTCACGGCCAAACGCAGGTCTGGATTGTCCATTGCCACCTTGATATTGGTGGAATCTACAGACAGCATTTTTAGATTCATCTCAGACATCTGGCGCAGCAATTCTGGGCGCTTTGAGAAAATCTGAATTGCAATGCCGCGCTCATTGAGTTTATTAACCAGCACTACCTGCGCTGGGGACAGATCACCCTTGTCATTTAACCGCAGCGACAAACCGGCCCGGCCTGCTGCCGTGGCTAGATAGTCATTGGCAATCTTGTCAGCCATCTGGTCTGGGAATTTTTCAATCATAAATTCCGTAAACTCAGACTTGGCAATCTCATTGGGCCTGGCATTAGATCCTGCTGCATAGCAATGAACCGCGCACGCCCTGCTTGGATCGCAATTGGTAAACGATGTAGAAATGTCGTTTTCAGCCTTACGATTGCCGCCGATAAACTCATAAGAATCCAGCACCATTCGTAAAATCTTGTCACCAAATTGCGGGTATTTTTTAAATGTCTTAATGATCTTAGTGGCAGCCATATCTTGCTTGCCCCAGATCTCGTTTTTCTCCAGCATTGAAATGTCTTGACCTGCCATAGCGCGATCTAGCATTTCACGATAGGCCATACCCTTGACCGCAGCAGCCGCCCAGGCCGTGCCTTTAAACTGTTCCAGGTTATCCATCACCCTAGTCTGCTCTTCTTTTGGCAGCCGTTTAATCCTAGCCAATACTGCCTCGCGGACATCCGGGTTTACTTTGTCCAAATCACCGGTAATTGCATTTTTGCCAGCCTCTGGCACAGATTCAGCATCTGTGGGCTTAGTAGCCCTGGAATACTTGTACGCATCATTGCCCCGCTTAACCACCTCATCGGCCTGGAATAGCGCGTCATCCAGCGACTGTTGGGCATCGGTCACGCCTTTGGATCTTAAATCCACAGCAACCGCAGCGTCAGCGTCAGCAGAAATTAGGGCATCAATACTTTGCTGCTCATTGGCAGCAGCAAGCGCAGAATCCTTAGTAGTAGTGCCAATGGATTGATCTGCCCCAATAATTGGATCAACATTGACTTTTTGCCCTTCGGCCAATTGGGCCACAGACACACGCAACGCTGCCTCACGGGTTTCAGCGGATACCCGGTTAATCTTGGCCGAAGCAGACGGATCGTTCATCATTCCGTCCATTGCCTGGTCAATCAGATCCATCTTGGTAGGCGCTGCAACGCCACCAAAAATATCACCCTGGGTAGGATCACCAGCGCGATCTAGGGCTGCATAGTATTCGTTAATAAAGCCAGAAATGGCACGGGCAGACCGGATGTTGTCATCCAGGAATCTCAGAATCTCTAACTGCTCCGGTGTCATGTCACGGCCAAGAATGTCACCCTGGCTCATGTAGTCATCAAAATCCATGCCCTTGGAGCGCAGGTCAGTCAACTTAGCAACCGCTGCCTGCAGATCATCAGAAATGTCGGCATCAAATAACCGGCCCTCTGCAATACGCGCACGGGCATCAGCAATCACCCCAGCAGACCGGATCAGCGCTGTAGACAGATTGGCCGATGCATCATCAGTAGATTCAACCAGGCGCTTTAGGATTTGGCTGTCACCATAAGCACGGTACAAAATTGCATTCCGCAGCCGGGTAAGACCTTCTTTAGACAAATACCCTTCTGATGTCAGCAGCGCCGACTGTTGATTGACCGGGAATTGACCAACCCATTGCTTGATTGCGCCTCGATTGCCAGCCGTATTTAGATCTCCATTTTCAGGAATATCAAACCCACGAAAATCTTTTAAGCGCTCCGCATCCACTCCGGCCTGCTCAAGCGCCGACATGCGGGCAGCGCCCCCTTCGTTAGAAATAATAGCCGCCTGCTTGATGTCTACATCCTCGCGCAGCACTCGCACCAGCATTGGCTTTTTCATGCCATCAATGGCCGTGGCATCAACGCCAAATTCGTCCAACTGCGCCAGCAGCCGTGATCGATAATTGCCCACCTTGCCAATGTCATACGATGTCGAAATTCCCATCACACGGCCATTGCCGCCAATAACCAGGCCATCCTTAGATAATGTCGGTGCGCCATAGTCCATGACGGGTGACCATTGCAATTGGTCATAGTCAGGGTTATTACTAATTTCGCGGATTTGGGCGCTTGATGCCTGGCGTGTACGGTCTCGCCATTGATTGTCGGCCTTAGTCATTGCAGCCTCGACATCCACCAGGTCAACAACAGCCCATTGCGCGGCCACTTTGGTCTGACCAATACTGACCTGGGTATCCTCGCCATAAATAGTGCCACGGGGTAGCGCTACATCCTGGCCTTGGCGATCAATTGATCCGGTATCACGGATCAGCCCGGCAGCACGCAGCACCGATTGCGGATACTTCTGGGCAATCTCAATAACCTGCTCTGGACTATTGATGCCCTGGGCAACCAATGCGTCCACCTCATAAACCTGCTTTATCTGGTCAGTAGACAGCCCTAGCAGCCGATTAAACGGATCAGGCTTGTTGCGGTATGCCCGATAAAAATCAGCCCCGCTGCCGCCCAATACATGCAGCCCACCGCCAAATACAGCGCCAAACCCAATGTTCAGCGCTGAATCCAACATGCCGTAGTCGGCCTGCTCAAACTTGGCAGACCCATAGATGATTGGCTCAACCAGCGCAGCGCCAACCAAACCTTCGGCAGCGCCCACAGCCAGGCGCGGCAGCACCCGTGAACCAGTAGTCCCAGCCCTAGCCAGCAATTGAGCATAGCGGGCCTGGCCCACAATTGGCACAAATGCCGTACCCACATTGATTGGATCTAGGATAGACGCAGCAAACGCAGTACCAAACTTGGCCGTGCCAGCCACAAACCCACTAGGCCCGCGCTGGATAATGTCATTGCGGCGCATCTCGTCTTGCTTGCGCTCGATCAAAATATCTAGCGCTTTGACATTGATGCCATCATCCGGCACTTCTAACTTGACACCGGATTCTTTAATCTTTTGCCTGGCAGTTAAAGCATCCAATCTGTCTGGCGCTGCCACCGGCTGGACACCGGCCATTGCCTCTTCTGGGCTAATCTCTTCTGGCCCGCGCCCCGCTTCCATTGCCTGGCTTAACTCGCCAGCCCTAACAACTGACAGCGTAGGTGACCGGATTAGCGCTTCGCGTGCGGTCTGGTAAAGGGTTTCGCCTAGACCAGCCGAGTATTCGTCCAGGGTAGTGTTGCGTCTTGTCGGTAATCCATCGGTATAAATTGGCATTTGCTCTACCCGGTTAAGGCATCATTGGGACTGAAAACATTGTTTCAATCGCTGATCTTTGATTCTCCCCAGCAGATTTTAACTGACCCCAGGTGTAAACAATTGGCTTTCCTGCTTTGTTTAAAACAGGTGAGCGCGAATCAGCATTAAACAAAACCAAACCGTCCTCATTGGGTGATGTCACCCAATAACTATTTTTGCGAATGCTCTTGGCGTAATCTTTTGAAACAAAAGAATCCCTACGCATTGTCTCTGGGATAGCCAGATCATCAGGGTTTATATTTTGCAAAAAGTAATTTGCGCCCTCTTGCACCCCGGCAGCGCCAACAGACATTGGAACCCGGTAAGTATTGGAAAACACATACCGCCCCATTACGGTAGACTGCGCCGCTTTCTTGGCTGCGTCAGATTCATTCATGCCCTGGGCGCGGTAATAAGATGCCAGGCGCACGGTCTCATCATAAAAAATGTTGAATTGCTCAATGCCGCCAATAGTGCGCGGAGACCCGTCAGATCCAACCATTGAAAATTTAAAATCTTCTAATTCTGCTGCCACTTTTTCACCAATAATCTTTTTAGTGTCAGATGGCAGGCCAACTAAAATATCATCAACTTTGAGTTTAGATGCAATCGCCATGTCGGCTGCGGCTGCGCCGGTCATGCCAGACCCAATCACAATTGCCGATGGTGGCAATGCCTTGCTCTGAATCAATTGGCGGTACACCACCGGCCAACTGTCACCCCAGATTTTTGACATTGCGTCAATCTTTACGGCAATCGATTCGCCATCCTGTGCGCCAATAAACTGCTGCTGAATATTGTCAATTGCAGACTTGGACAGAATCTTGGGCGATCCAATGCCCAGGCGCGTCTGCTCTGCAATTGATGCACTAGCGTAATTCCTTGCCGCTGTCTTTTGCTCATCTAATGTCGCACCAGCCTTGCCGGTAACATCAATAAACGCCTTGTAAGATGTCTCTACGGTTTTGCTCGATGACAGCGCAAACACGGCAGGATCATCCTCGCGCATTTTTAGCACCCGCCCAGCGGCAGCGGACATAATCTGGTGGCGCTTGGATGCCATCTCATAACCCTCGCCAGGCACGGGCTGCTTAGACGCAACAAACGCATTGATTGCCTCATTGGGCATTGTTTTCATGGTGGAAATGTCACCAGCCAAAACCTGATTGTCTTGGTATTCCTGAAATTTGCGCGTGCCATCTTGCGGGCCATAGGCACGGATAAACTGATCTTGTGCCAATTGCGTAGGATTCGTTATTCCATTGACCGCCATTGCATTGGCATCGCCCACCTGGCGCTCTAATTCTGCACGGTAAACTGATCGCTGTTGGCTTGCATATGTATTAGCAGCCCGGATATAGGTATCCCATTTTCTGGCATCAACCATATCCAAACCAGGGTTCCCGCTTGCCGTGGCCTGCACTTCAGACGGTTTCATCTCTTTGACAAATGCCTGCAATTTGTCAACACGGTTCATCCAGCCTTTTAAATACTTGGCATTTTCAGGATCTTGGGCCAGACGGTTATATTCGTCACGGCGCAATTGCAGCAATGTATCGACATTGCCATTTGATTGGGCAATTAACTTTTTGGCCGTACCCACACCCATGTTGACAGCGGTATCAAATGCCACGGCAGCCAATTGTGGCGGCAGATCACCAGCATTGATTGCGTCCCAATAGCGCTGCCGGTAAATCTTGGCTGCGCCATCTTTAGTTAAATTTTTAACATCGATGTCTGGATTGGCTTTTTGATTGATTCCAAAATTGGCTGGCGCTGCAGACTTTCCGTCTTTTTCGACATATCCGCCTTCCATCTGAAACACAAAATTTAACGCTGGCTCAAATGCTGGGCCACCGGATTTCATTCCAACATCATCTAAAAACTTTTCTGGATCACGCCTAATTGTCGCTTCTGCGTAAGACCCACCAATTGTTTCTTTCAATAGCGTCCGCAATTCCTGCTTTTTGCTCTCAGGCATATTGGATGCATTGATGCCATCCATGCCAGCCGTAAATGTGCGGTTTAAAGTTTCTGGCGTTGGATCAAGCGCTACGCCCTGGCCGTATTTCAAAATGCTGTCTTTGTGCAAATTGAAACGATAGTTGACACCCTCTGTGGCCTCAAAACTAAGGGACGATCCAAGGATAGACTTCCGCATGCTGCTCATGTTGGCAGCCAGCATCCGGCGAGTTCTAGGATTTGCTGTGGCTTTTAAGGTCTGGTCTGACCAGGTATCAAATTCTGATGCAACATTCTTAGTAAAATTCTTAGCGCCTGGTTCTGCAGAATTCTGCATGTCATTGAGTTTTTGCTTCCACTCAATTTCGCTAGTGGCAAAAACATTATTGGCTTCGGCTTTGGCATTTTCCTCTTCAACATCATGCATGACCTGGGCGGTCTGCTGCATGGCCTGGCCGACATTGCCCAAAGCCTTACCCATTGCGCCCAGATTGGCATCTGGCACGCGCATTTCAGGAATGCCACGGCCACCTGATACGGTCTGTCGCTCTTCGTAGATTGGAATTCTCGCCATGATTACGCCAGATTAGATGATTGATACGAAAACCCGCCTTGCATCGGCGTGCCACTTGGGGTGGTCATTGTTTTAAGACCTGTAGAACCAGTTCCAGCCATTGTGTAAGACTTGTACGCCATTGCAGATCCAGACAAGATGTCGGCCCCGGCGCTGATATACGATGCCCGCACGGCATTCTTGCCTGCAGCCCGATTAACCTTGGCTGAGTATTGATCCATTTCGGCTGATGCCAATAATCCCCTGGCTTTTAAATCGCCTTCGTACCGAATTGTCAACGAATCCAATTCCGCCATTGTTTCCGATTGTTCGGCAATATCGGCCATTGATCCGCCCAGGCCAGCGCCAGATTGAGCAATGGCTGCCCGCTGCTTGCCAAGTATTGTCCTGGCCTGTCGGCGCTGCTGCTCTTCCCGTATATTGGCCTGCTGCCGGGTAATGTCTGCTTCTTGGCGCTTGATGCCCGCATTGAAATCTTCAGCATTGGCCCTGGCATCGGCCATTGCCTTGTCAGCCTGGCCTTGCTGCAGCGTGCCAATAGCCTTCATGGCCGTAGCGGCCACAAGCATTATGGTTACTGGATCAGCCATGTTTTATCCTTGCGTACAAAATACAGTCCTTGCCTAATGGACTAAACGCCCGCATGTACCCTTCGCGCTCAAAGCCCAGCATCTGAATCCAGCGGTGACCAGCCTCAAAATCAGCGTCCACAAATGCCTCAACACGGTTGAAATCTGTCGTATCTAAAAACCGTTTTACAGCCTTGTGAATCCGCACAAACTGCTTGCCAGCGTATTCAGAAATTAAGCCCCACGCAATGGCTCGATTATCCCATTGCTTGACCACTCCTGCACATGCTAAAACCTCGTCACCATCCATTGCCGTAAAACACGGGCCAGCAGCCTTCAATGCCGGGCCGTATTCCTCATCAAAAAACACGGACACGGCTGCCTGGCTAGGCTGCAGCACCAAAATCTCAAGATGACGGGATTGGAATGGTTCGATATGCATCAGCGATCCTGTGTCTGCAATTGCGGCATCAGCGCCACCAATGTCATGGGCAGCGGCTGATCCTGCTCAACAATCATGTACCCGTCAAAATCATAACCACCAGGCCATTCCATAATTTTGTCACCAGTAAATAGCGGCACGGGCGCGTCCATCAGCGCCGATCCACTACGGAATTGGATCTCATCTAAGTGATCAACATCAGGCCCGGCTTTAGCGCCAACCGTAGCCAAGAACCGAATCACCATCTTATTGATGCGCTTGGTCTTGCCCTGGGCCGTGCCATCGCCAGCGCCAGCCTCTGGGCGCATGGTCTGCAATCTGGATGTATACGGCAGCCCAACATGAACCACGCTCGATGCCCGCTGCAATGTCACAGACCCACTTTCAACCGTCCGGTTAGGATGCGCTGCACCATCGGCCAGAATTGACACAATCTTGCCTTCCAAGTGATCCAGGCCGCTAATTGTGCTGACCGCTGTGCTGTCATATGTCAGGCCGCAATCCACACAAAATGCGTCCTCAATGTCGTTATTGTCAACAAAATCAGGCCACAAATACTCAATGTATCGCTTGGTCTGCCCATCAATAGTCCGGCGCACAATCATCCATAGGTCATCCTGGTCACCAAACGGGCTAGGAATGGTTTCTACACACTCCACTATGCCATCCCCTCCCAGCGGGTGACGATGCCAGCCAAGGACATCCTGCTCACGATTAAAGGTAAATCCCAGCAACTCGCCATCTGAGCGGACGCACCACACAATTGAATGCGGTTCCTGCTGATAGCAAATATCTACTAATCCGCCGTAGGTGATATGTTCTGACAATACCGTTAAATCAGAGGATTTGTAGCCGTTATTGGCAAAATCAAACACCAATTCGCGCAATTTCTGGCCGGAGCGTTGCACAAACAGCACCGATTCGCCAACCAGTACCGGAATCACAGACTTCGATCCGTAAGACGATTGCGGCACAATCTTCACATTGTCTGGGCCTAGCGGCTGGTCTGTTGTCACCTCTTGGGCCACAAACTCGCCACCGGCTGTCCCAATTAGCAGGCCATCAGATGCGGCCAACCACTCAATTTTGTTGACCTGATCGCTTGATACCTCAATGGCAATTGCCATGTCAGCCACAACCTGGCCGGATTCGTCACGGTCTGCAAAGTTCTCATAATCGGCAGCCACCGACATATCAATTTTTTGCCCGCTGGCAAATACCAGGCGCTCACGGAAAAACGCTACCTGGCTGGGCCAACCACGGACGGATGACCAGCGACTAAATGCCCAGCGATTGGTGGCATTGCCAGACCCAACAGCGCCAGATGGCAGGCGAGACACAACATCAGCAGTAACCGTGGTGCTGTTAGTAAACCCGGTAATCTTTACATAGCCATAGCCAGGATCGCGAAATTGCCATTGCACCCCGCTGTCACCATCATAGACAGCGCCAATGCTGTGGATGGGCTTTACCGTGCCTGTGGTGGCCGAATTAAGTGCCTCATAGGTCTTACCATCAGACCGGCGGCGTGCGCCGCTGCTAATCGATTTGCCAACTTCCCATTGGGTAATTCCATCAACACTCTTTTGCTCTAGCAAAAATGTGCTGCCGACATCGGTAGACGCAAACAACGCGCTTGATGCTGTTAAAGTAATTCCTGTGCCGGTCTGCGCGGACGCATAAACCGTGATTGCTTCGTCTGGATCGACATCCTCAAACGGGCCGCCCAAAAAATTGATGTCCTCCAATATCCACTTAGTAGCGGAATACCTGGACAGTTTCTTTGGCGCATAAGACGGATGCACAATGTAAACCACATCGGCAGATTGAACCGTCCTCAATTTCAGCGTGTTATTGCTATTAGTCAAATCCGCAGCCGTGTACGGGCTAGGAATCTCGTATGTTGTCCCGGTCAATGTGTGCCACTTGCCAGCAGCCAGGTCTGTAGAAAATGTCCCAGAAGTGTGAGCCACCTTGCAATAGTAATTTGTCCCGCCATTGGATCTTAGGTCACCAACCGCATAGGCCGTGCTGGTCAGCCAGGCCGTAACCGATCCGGTCTGCACCTGACCATAATTGGTGTAAAACCGGATGTATTGGTCACCAAACTCTAGGATGTACGCCTGGCTTTCGGAAAACTCAAAGCGCAGCAGCCAGGATCTATTGGCAGAATTTTTGATTTCTTCGACAAAATAAGTACCAGACCGGCGGCGTGCCGGGCCTTGCACCATCGGTATAAAGTTCTCTAGCGTGCGGCAGCCACTTGAATACTTGTTAAGATCCGTGCGGCCTTCCAGGGTAGGTGACAACTCCCCGGTGTTAAATGAATACTGTATCGGGCTGGCTTTGGGCATTATTCGTACCAATCCAATGAAAGATATGCGGTAGCCGATCCAGTTCCAACATTGGTCATGCGGATCAGATACGACACATTATCTTGAAATATGTATTCAAAAGAAAATGCACCAGATCCGGCAGCCTTTTTAGAATCACCGGCAGAAATATATTCCCGGTGAAACTCCGTGCCTGTCGCGGTCACGGTAGGATTAACTAAAATGCCCGCCTGGCTGATCCTGGTTGATTCTCTGTTGCGATTGATGGGTGTAAAGATTGTCCCACCAGATGCGGACGCACCCTCAAACCAGGCGATCTCGCAGTCCTGGCTACAAGATGTCTGGATAGTGACATGAGCGCTTGTTCCGACATTTGTTGTGAACACCATATTGAGACTTGCACCAGCGGCCAATCCAGCGCTTGGCGGGTAATACTTGTATGCATTAAAAGCCCGGCCTTCATGCATCCGCAGATGGTTAATGTCCAGGATTGGCAAACCGTAATCAGACCCAACCACGCGCTGTGCGTCATCCGTGTCCTTTGCGGTTAGGGCAACGAACCTGGCAACGGTCTGATCTGATTCGCGCTCGACATATACGGCGGTCATAATCTTGACAGTACCCAACCATCATCAGGCAGATCCTGTGGCGGCTGCTCGATGCCATCAGATCGGATCGCAGCAATCAATGCCTCGCGGTAATCCTGCCTGGCAGAATCTTTTTTAGTATTAGATTGCGTCAAATCCTCGCACATTTCAAACGCCAGGCGCGAGGCAATCGCTTCTACAAATGTTGCGTCCCATTGAGTAGTGTCCTCAATGCGGGCCATATAACGGATATTTAGCGGCGCGGTGAGATTCGTAAGAATCTTGCGACTTTCGACAACATATTCTGCAACGCTGGCATTACGGTAATCGTCCAGACTTGGGCCAGGGTAGACATCATTGACCTGAACCAAGCGGAGATAGTCGCTAGGTAATTGGTACTCATAATCAAACCCCCATGTTGGTGTGGTTGACAAGGCAGCCAGGCTTACGCGCTTGACAGAAAACGACCATAAGTGCGCCCGCAATTCAGCATCGCGCACTATTTCAAACATAGACTTGACTGCGCGGGCCTGCTTATTGTCATCATCAAAAGAGATGATGCGAGCAGCGCCCAACTTGGTCAGCGCCCTGTTGGCAATCTCAACCTGTGATGCCATGACCTACCCTTATGCCGGAGGCCAAGCGTCTTGCAGGATGTAGTTCTTAATGTTCTCGATGCACTCTATAACCTGATTCCGATTTGCGTTATCGGCAAGGTCAATTGCAATCTCAACTGTTTTAGTTTGGCTGGACGATCCTTCGGCAACTTCTGTCATGTTGTCACCAATGTCCAATGCGTAGTAGCGTGATGCCATTTCGTTCTCCTAATAACGACAGGGGGCTTTCGCCCCCCGTCTTACCGATTAAGGTGCGCTGAAGTAAAGGTCAACAACAGCCGTTCCAGATGAGGGCAAAGCAGCCACAGCAATCGTGAGGATCACGGTTTCTTCGGCAGTTAATGCATCATCATCAGCAGCAGTCGAGACACCAAACAGCGTGGGAGCAGCAGCCGTAAAGACCGCAGCAGCACGATATTTGCCAGAACTTGCAGCAGTACCAATTGCCACCGTGGCAGATGCGCCTAGCGTAGCAGATGCGTTGATAACTCCATACGCAAATGCATAGCCAGCCGGAATCTTAGCCAGGGTAATCGTGTCACCAGATGCCTGAGAAGCCAGGGTAAAAGATGCACGAAAACGGCGGATACGGCCACCAACTACACCACCATTAGCAAAGCCAGCGGGGGTGTCATAGAGGGTAGATACTTCGTTAGCATAAGTGTTAGCCATGATTTATCTCCCTTACTCTTGGCAAAGAATTTCAACAACTTTTTTCTCTTCGGTGCGAGTAGCGCCAAAAGTACCCTTACAGTAAACCTGTGTCGAGTAACCCTTGTCTGCACGCTCAGAGATCTGAGTGTTGATGTCGTTCCACATACCAAGATGCACGCCGCTCTTCGCATACACCGGAACGCGGCGATATGAAGATGCGTCTACACCAAGGCGCTCACAATGCACAAAGTTAAATCCCATGAACGCTGTGATGCGCCCATCTACAAGCACCGGACGGGTGTTGTAATCAAGGGAGATAGCCTGTGCTTCGTTTAACAGATCATCATGCTGCTCGGCGGTAATGACGCAGAACAATTGCTCATTGTCAATATCCACTTCGTTTTCCATAAGGATCTTTTTGGCTTCGCGCAATTTGGCAATGTTCAGGCCGGTTGCGCCGGTTGAACCAGTAGCCACGGCAATTTGCTGAGTACCTGTAGCAAATGCTGTGCTGGTTGAACCATTCTCGCCGGTCTTGGCTGTGCCAAAGAAAGCGCTGATGATCTCGTCATCCATTGCACGGCCAAGCGCATAAGCGCCGTTCTGAGCATAGGACGATTGGGGATCGATCAGCATACGCAGTTTATCCTGGTCATCGATGAGATCAGCCCACTCATAGTCCACGGGATAAATCCAGCGGGCATCCGAGGGAGTAGAAATCAGCGGTGTATCACCGTGACGCTGCGTGCGCTTTTGCGCGTTGACTGCTCCAACCTGCTCGACAGCCTTGGCAGCCTTACCAGAATAAGATCCGGTGCTTACCGTGCCGCGCAACTTGGAACCCTTTTGCTGCAACAACAATTGCACATTTGTCGTATATTGTTGGACAAAGTGCGTAGTGACATTGAATGACATGATTCAAGTCCTCCACAAAAAGTTAAAAGAAAAAACAACCATTTGCAAAAGGCTTGTCCAAAATTCTGGGGCCGTTCTAACCATTAAAGCCGGTTTAACGCTCGGCGGTCTTTCCCGCCTGCCCACCAGGCCGCTTGGGAGTGCGGTTCTCTGGTATTACTTGCTCCCGCTGCACGACATATTGCTCGTACAGTACCGCCCGACCTACCACCTCATTAGGCGGTAGATCAGACCGATGCGCTAATTTTAAACACTCTAGCCTAATTTGTGCAATATCCATCATCCTGGATACCCAGCACGCATTAGGCGCTCCATCTCAGCCCTTGCATCAGCATCGCCGCCCAGGTACTTAGCAGTCCAGCCCGGATCGTTTTTCAACTGACCAATGCGGACACGGGCAGCCTCTGGTGACATGCCAAACCGGCCAGCCCCAGCGCCATCAACAAACGAATCCTCACCCATGCCACGGCCAATCTTGGCAAAGAATTGCAGCATCTGCTTAGTGCCTAGTGCGCCTTCCATCTTTTCCAACATGTCCTGCTCTACCCCAAACTGCCGGGCAGCGCGGCGGCCAGCCTCGATGTTCAGGTCATAATCCTTGCCCCATTCCTGGCGCAATGTCATCAATTCGGCCTCTGCGTTGACAGCATTTTCCTCTTGCTGGCTGCTTGCCATCATCTGCTGCTGGGAATTCCACCACTCAGCCAGACCCTGGGCCTGCTTGGCATTAAGGCCCAACTTGTGGAATTCGCCTGCAGCCATCTTGGCAAACTCGCCGGTATCGCCATCAGGCACGGGCAATTTGTATTCATCCGGGCTTTTTGGCCTGCCTAGCCGGTCATAGACCTGGCCCCACTCATCAGCGGCTGCGTCATCCTTTGGCAGCACCAGACCCCGGCCAGCCTTATCAGCACCCAGGAATTTTTCCAGATTGATATACCCGGTAATTGCGTCACCCGGATCTTTCCAGCCCTTGTTTTCTACAAACCCTCTTATGTCCTCTGCGTAGCCCCCGTACCAAGATTGCTGTTGACCATTGGCTTGAGCGCCTTCGCCTGCGGGCGCTGTGCCTGCAGGGTTGCCAGCGGGTGCTGACCCTGTACCTTGATCCATATTATTCCTCTTTTTCCTCTAGGTTAATGACTGCCCGATCCTCCAGGTGGAGGTGGGCCATTATTCGCAGCCAGACTTCCCGCCTGCCTTCGGCCATAGCCGTGGCAATTGGATCAACTGAACGCGAAACGGGTGACACGACCACCGTGGATGCGGTGGCCCTGCAGAATTTTTTAAGGTCAGCCAGGACAATCTCACCGTCCGGGTTTAATTGCCCACTTTCAGCCAAAAACATCCGGCGGTAGGCGTACTTTCTTTTGCGTATCCGTGCCAGTAATTTTTCGATCATAAGGGCAACGGAGCAGGTACTTGACCGGACATTGCCTGAGTTTCAGCCAAAGTCTTAGCCGATTGCGACAGAACCGGCGCTGCGGCCAGCAATTGCTGCGCTTGGGATTCTTCGGCCTGGGCTTCCTTCATAGCACTAATTTCTTCCTTAGTACGCAGGATCTTAGCCGGTACGCCATTGATCTCGCTTAACTCACGGGCAATCTCTTCTGGCTTAAAAATCATCATTACAGACGGATCGATCTGGGCCAACGGCGCAACAGCCTCCAGGGTACGCAAAATCGCCACACCCTCTTCAGCCCGCTGCGCCCGGTTCAATGGTGACACATACTCAATTTCAATCTCGCCACCAATCTCAGCCAGCGCCTCCGGCATAGCAGGCAAAATGCCAGCCCGTGCCAGGATGTCCAGTTCCCGCTCAATCATTGGGCCAAGCATCTCAGACTGTTGGCGGCCCATTGTCGGAGCCAGCAATGCCCCCTTTTCCTGGGCGCGGAGCATGGCCTCTGTTGCTGTCATGTTGGGCGCTTCTACCAGGATCTGGAACAGGGTAATCAGGAATGCGTCATTGATAACTTTGCGGCGCTGCTCCATCATGTCCATGCCAATGTCAACACGCGCTCCGGTCTCAAGCGGGCGCACCATCTGCTCACCGCGCTCGTTTACTCCACCGTAGTTCAATGCGCCTGGCCGAGTGTTAAACGCCTGCAGCACACCATCTTCCTGCAACAGCAAGGGTGGATCAACAATTTTGTGCGCTGCACGCATCACGGTCTTGCTCATCTCGTTGATCATCTTGATGTCCGGCAGCACAGTCATTGCCGGGCTGCGTCCATAAATCTCTTTTGGCGCGGTGACATACCGGCTTACGGCATATGGAAACGACTGATAACCACCGGCAGACAGGATCTCGCGGGTATCGGTGCTGACATAGTAGGACGAAAACGGCATGCCCATATAGTCTTTGCGGCCAGCCATGCGATCCATGTTGGGCTTAACGCAATGGATAAACTCAAACTTCTGCTCTGGATTCTTTTCTAGGGCTGTCCGTACCTTTTCCGGCACTTTGTCATAGCCCCAGCGCTGCGCTGCCTGTCTGGCAGTAAACTCAAACTTCCGGTTGACCTTATCAATCACCCCGGCATGGTTCTCAGCAAAGTAAATCTCAGACAGATGGATTGATTTGTACCGAATGCCAACGCCAACAATGTCATCGATCAGTAGCGCTCCGCTGCCAAACGCGCCCAGCGACATGTAGTTCTCATGGGCCTGGCTGGCAAAGTTAGACTTTGGGCTGTACCGAACCTGAAACAATATCTCTGTCACTTCATCCAGATATGCCTGGATCTCAGGATCATCAGACAACCCTGGCGTGGTGACTTTCAACTTATGCCAGCGCTGCGTCCTGGGTGTCAGCATAGATTCCATCGCGGCAGCAAAGCGCTCCAGCGCCAGGCCAGCCGTGGCATCAAATACTTTTTCGGTGCGCTTCTCGCCTTCGGTCTTATCTGTTGCGGCAAAATAATTCTGCCTGGGCAGCACTCGCTCCGCTATTTCGCGCCAATGTTCTTCCCATACTCCACGGGCAGATACCATCTGCTCATGTTCCCGGATTATCTCGTCAGCGCGTGAATCGGCCATGATTTATCGTCCTAGTAACTGTCGAACACCAACATCAACATCGCTGCTCAACTCACCGGCCAAGATATTAGATGCCTTTGCACGGCGGCGGCGCACCATATCCAAGGATTCTGCTGCAGCGCGGGCTGTATCTATTTGCGGCCCTTTGGCAATGTCGGCTTCTTTTTGAAGTTCTGCTGCTGATTTTTGTGGTGGCGGAGGTGGAGGCTCAGGCGGCTTGAGGCCAAGAGCGCCAGCAACCGTTCCCACCACAGACTTAACCGCTCCTGTGACTGCTTTAAAGGCTTTTTTGAGGAAAAATTCTGGGTAACCGGTTTCGGGGTTAATTTTGTTTTTCTCGTGACCAACGGTAAATTCCTCCATGTCAACATCATAGGATTCAAACAATGCCTTGATCACCTTTTGTGCGTCCGCATTGTCAGCAATCTGTCGAGGAATAACAATCTCGCCAGCCGTTAAATGCCCAACCAGGCTGTCGGTATCGCGGCCAGCCTCTTCAATCTCTTCAAGCATATCCTCGTCTGGCATCTTATTCTCCCAGTAAACGCTTCTGACCAACATTAGTATTACCTGCTGCCTCACCCATTAGGATGTTGGCTGCACGGCCACGGCGGCGTGTGCCTGCCATTGCGCCAGTAGCGCCAAGACCAGCGGCCTGCGCTGCTGTCGCTGCTGCTGCCTGGGCTGCAGGTGCTGTTGGTGCTGCAGGCTTTGCTGGTTCGGCTGCAGCAGTACCGCTGCTAGATGATTTTCCCGTAATTACTTGGGCAACCGTTTTAGGAATGTTCGCAACTGCTTTTGATACTCCACCCATATCAACCTCCCATTAGTTTATTTGTGTCCCCACGCTCAACTAATTCGCCTGTGGGTTCATCAGAAAGAATTGTCGCTGCGCGACCTTTGCGCCTTCTCAACATTTTGTCGCGCTCTTGCTGCGCCTGGCGTGCAGTATCAACTGTAGGTGGCGGTGGCGGCGGCTCTGGTGGCGGCGGCGGTGCTGGCATCTTGGGCTTTAGAAATCCCATGTTCTGCTCCTAAGAAAAAATCTCATACTCACTAACAGCCTGGCGTGGACGAGCCTCAACCCGTCTGTTCGCCCTGCGTGCGTTCTCTAATGCATAGCGCAGCGCATCGATGACATGATTTTCTTTGTCCTCTAATTGCGGCAGCACTTCCCCTGTCATTTTATCCACCTTATAGGAATAAAGCGATAGTTCGTCAATTGTATGCTTACAGCGCGGATGCACAACTATTTCAAAAGATTTTAGCCATTCGATCCCATCCTCGACTGACTTTGGCCCTTTGATGGCTGCATTGATCCTGGGGAACCCGTTCTTTCTCATGTGGCTGATGGTCTCTGGCCTGGCTGAATCAGCCGTGATCGGCCACTTTTCGGCCTCCGGCACGGTCATAAACAGGTCTGGCGTGTTGACAATCTCGCAGCCAACCATGTATGCCTCATAGTCCACATACAGTTTACGGCCCGTTATGTAGCAACGCACCAGGACTGTCGGATCTGTGGCAAACCCCCAATCAGCGCCAAAGCGCAGCACGGCATTGACATCGGTCTCAAACTCTTCAATTCGCCAATTGTGGAAAACCTTGGCCTCGCTGTTGGTCAGGTAGCCGCCCATCCAGACATGGTTAAATTTATCTGGATCGCGCCCCCGGTCATACTCCATTTCTTCCCGCAGCACATCAGGAAACCAGGGATTGTCCGAGTAATTGACTTTGACCACGGATGCATCTGGCGGTGGATTGTCACCCCGCAGCAGCATGTCAACAGGATCTGTGGCCTCGCGTGGGTTCCATGAGAACCACAACTCGCTGCCTGGCTTACGGATGGTGGGCCGCAGCAGGTCAATCGATACCTGGCTCATAGATTGCGCCTCTTCCACCCAGGCCCGGTCAAACCCTTCCAGCGACTTTATGGAATCTGCCGTGTGGTTCTGCATACCCTGAAAGATAATCAGGCCAGGCCCGCGCTTAGACTTGATCATTGAATCCTGGACATCAAAGTAAGCGCCAGCATTCAGGTCTTGGATCTTGTTTTCTAGCAGCCGCTTGACCGATTGGTTCAGGGTACGCTGGATCTCCCGGACGCAAACCGAGGATTGGGCCTGGTTCCGGATATGTTCCTCAATCATCATTTCAGCAAAGAAATGGGACTTGCCCGAACCCCGGCCACCCCATGCCCCCTTGTACCGGCTGGGACTAAGTAACGGCAGCGCCCATCTAGGCGTATCAATGTTTAGGATCGACAATTGTCCGCTTTACTTCCTCTACCTGCAGAGGCCCGCCATCTTTACCCGTTATTTCTGTCTCTTGCTTGTCGCTATAGCCGTGCTTGCTCAACAGCAACTTGGTAATCGTGCTATTCAAATCCCCGGCGAGACCACCATTTATCAATCGATTTTCCTGAATCGATAGTAATTTCCTAATAATGTCAGAAAATTCCTCGTGTTCTTTGGCCCAGGCATACATTGTTTCCCGGCTTTTGCCCAGGTAAATAGCCAATCCGGCCACCGATGGAATGACATCCCCGGACACCTTATAGTCCCCGGCAATATATTCCCTAGCCTTGTCAACACATTGCGGCCACTCTGGCGGTCTGCCTGCTCCCATTACTTCCCTCTCAATTTCTTTGCGCCTGGGCTGCGCTCTCTCATAGCCCGGCTTAGTATCTTGCTGCCAGTATCGGCCTTGTTGTAATCCTTGGCTACTGATTGCGGCACGCCAACCTTCTTGGCAAACTTTGGGTCATGGGCGGCAGCGGCCATTAGCCTGGCCTGGGCTGCTGATTTGCTTGGCATCTTATCCTCTCAGCCTTTTAGTGCCTGGATTCTTTTCCCGGCCTATGATTTCGGCTGCTGTCTTGGCTGATTCCCTAAATGCTTTGGCTGTTGGCGCTCCAGGATCACCCGGTGATCTCATGCGCTCCCCAGACCCAGCCTCGATCCTGGCTCTTTTCTTATGGATATTGGCATACAAACCTGGTTTCATAGTTCCCTCATTATATTTGGAGATGACCCGGCACACGGTAAAATCCGTGTCTGGCTGAAGCCGGGCCACCAAACTGGTAGCGGGTGATGGACTTGAACCACCGATCTCCGGTTTATGAGACCGGCGAGATAACCACTTCTCCAACCCGCGCTAGTAAATCGTTACCTTGACCATTCCCCCAATGCTGTCAGCAATGTCAACTAACCCATATCTAAACCGCCGGTCATTAGCGTCCAATGCGTCTGCCAATCCGTCCAGCCCAGACTTGATCGATGCCATCATGTTGTCCAGGTCTCGCGCCCGGCGATCAGGCGGCACAAACAAAATATCCAGCAGCACTTTGTCTTGATGCTCAATTTTCGGAACCTTTGCCTGCAATGTCAACATGTGCCATTCGTACCGATAAAGTTTCTTTTGCCTTGCCACCGCTGCCCAATGCGCCCTGGCGTTAGGACTTAGTATTGCCCTGGGCCACGGGTAAATTATTTGCACAGCGCCTCGATAGTCTTAGCCAGCATGTCCAATTCTGTCATTTTATTGATCCGCATCATGGTCTTATTGCCATGCACACCCAGCGGCCCGGTGTGACAACTAGGACAGAGCGGCACGACCAACCAATTACTGGCCCGCTGCGCCATCCCCTGCCCTTCCCGGATATGGTGAACCTGTACCCCATGTTCTCCGCATAAAACGCACGGCAATTCGGCCACTCGCCCCATATGACGGATCTCAGGTCTTGTTGCCACGCTTTTCCTTGCATTCCTTGCATATCCACCTGTATCTCAGCCCGCCTGGAAACACTATGTCCATGCCATCCTTGTTATTTCTGTCAATTTTGCAATTGCTGCAATACCTAACTCCAAAATCTGACGCAATCTTATGCGTGATTTTCGCTAACTTCTTCTGGGTACTGCTCACTAAATTGCACTCCCTTGGTTGATCCAAAATGATAGATGAATTCAATCAATTCGTTCATCTCCAACTTTGTCATTTTGCTGGTTGATGTCCCCAGCACCACAAACCCACCCTCAATACCAGGCACAACATCCTGGCGCTTTAGCGCTGCCGTACAAACATCCTTCCAATTTTCCGCTGTCAACTTGCTGCCGTGCCAGTTTACCTGCTCCGCCAGGTCTGTCAGCAGCGCCCACATTAAAGCATTCTGGGCCAGGCTGCGCTTTGGTTCTTGAACCGTAACCACATACCCATCACCCGCCAGGCGCACCGCCTCAATGGCCCGGTCTCTAGCCTGCCGGTGATTCATCACAAATATCTGTTTCACTCGCCCCTCCACATTCCAATGCCCACCCAGACCAACGCAATTCCCACCACCCATATTGCAATGTCAATCATTCTTGCCCCCGTTTTATCTCGTCCAACACCTGCTCCCTGGTAAAAGACCTGTGCTTTTCGATGCACCACAACATGCCATTGGCTGCTTTTTTATTTGGCCTGGTTGATTCCACCAGGGTCACGCAGCACTCTAGGCAACTCAATCGGTATTGCCCCCACTTCCTACCCGCCCGGCTTTCGCAGCCTGGACAAATTCTCTGATCATCTGCCTGGCCCGCTCCGCTGCCGCCGGATCTGCTGGCTTTTCCGCTGGCGCTGGCAGCGCTGTCATCGGCTCCGGTATCTCCGGCCATTGATTCTTTTTGATCTCCCGATCCAGCGCAATTTCCCACCGGCTTTTGATCTGCGGGTAACTGCTGCTTTTCAACTCCCATTGCAAATAGGTCATCGCCCAGAATATCGCCGGGTGCGACCACTCCCCTTTTTCTCCGCATTCCCTGCTCCTGATTCCAACTATGGCTTCGTAATATGCCCTCTCCGGCTCTATTTCGGGCCTACACGCCGCTAAAAATTCTGGGAGAGATGGAGGCCAGGGGTACTTCCTACGAACGGCAGCAAGGCCCGTTTGGATGGCCGTAGGGGTAATTCCGTCCTCAATGAATGCCTCTGCCCACACTTCGCGCCAATTCTGGATCTGTCCCTCGCTGCTAAATGCGGCCCGCCACCGGCTGGGATACAACCCTTCCAATCGGTTGAACAGGTGATCCATCAAACTGATGCCCAATTTCGGGTGAACAGCCAGCCAATTACTGGCCTGGGGTGATGTCAATAACGACATTTTGTTCCCTCCCTTTGTTGACAAATGCAAACGGATCAAATTTTTCGGCCTTGCCATTGGCCTTGTTTACCCACTCCGCTTTGAATCCTTGCCAGCCCCTAGCCACGCATTCGGTGATTGCCTGGTTCAATGTCCAGCCCGCTTTATTGGCCTCGCGCTTGATGGCCTCCAAGGCCGTGCTGGTCAATGGTGACCTCTTGGCTTTCCTGATCGCTAAAAAATCCTCCCAGACCTTTGCCTCAACTTCACCAGGCGCATCAGCGCCTATAGTCTTTTTATTGGTTATTGAGTTATTGGTTATTGGTTTATGGTTAGCATTGCCTTTGGATTGCGTTTGCAATGCGTCCGCATTGCGTTTGCTCCACCTGGATTCTGCCGAGACCCGCGCCTTTGCTGACTTCTCACGGTATTTCTCAATGTTCTTTTCGCACCCCTTGTGAATCCACCCATCTGCTGTCAACAAAAAAAAGTTTTCCAGCACCATCAAAACGGCTGCTTTTTCGTCCCTTGTGCGAGCGCTATGCGTCCGCATAACGACTGCAGGATCTGTCGGCAGCGGCTGCTCGTTTAGGTAGTAGGTGTCTATCAATTGCCGGTAAGCGCCATGCTCCAGCAGGGTTAGGTGAAAGGTATCTCGGCGGTAGTCACCGATATTAAACTGATAGTAATGCACACAATCTCCATAGGTGCTGGCCTATCCGGTGACAATTCCGGCAGGTCAGCCCAGTTAAGGGTTCAATTCGGTCAGATAGACCAGCCCGATGGAGACTGCATATCTGACCCGCATTGCGCTTGTCACGGCGCGTTGATCAAGATTCTAACTGCTCATTAAATCTCATGGCAACAATACCAAAATGGCGCTGCATTTCAATGGCATGCACATACGGCACATGATTGCGCCTGACCCATTGGCTGATGTTGGATTTGTGAATGCCCAGCATCATTGCCAATTTGGTCTGGCTGCCCGCCATCTCAATAGCCTCGCGGAGCGCTGCGGGTTTTTCTCTTTTCATTTCGGATGTCCCTAAAAATCACTAAAGCAAGCATTGTCAACATTATTAGCAAAAAAATCCAGATCTGTTGCGCCACAATATGTTCAACAAAATAGGTCATTATCAAACCTCCTTTATCGTTAAAACAATCCGTACCGGGTAGGTGTCCTTGTAATAATTGCCGCTGGCCGTATTGGCCTGGGCCAGACCTTCCAAGGCCGCCTTCCTGGTTCGGAATAACCAGGTTCTGGCCGGTTCACCCGGCTCAACCTGGGGCTTCCAGACTAGATTGCCATATCTGTTCTTTAATGCCCAGCACTTAATTCGCGCAGCCATTAGAACGGAATGTCATCATCAAGGTTATTGATCGACTTCTGCGGCTGGTATCCGTCCGCTTTAGCCTTCTCATGGGGTGTCTGCTCAGACCGGCCACCAATCAACTCAACATCCATGACCTTGGCCCGCAACGATGTAGCCTGGCCGCTGCCATCCTTTTTGTCATAGGTCTCAATGTGCGGCTCACTTAGCACCACATGCACCTGTGATCCCTTGGTCATGTAGGGCAGCAACTTTTCTGCCCGGCTGCCCCAAAATGCTGCCTTGATCCATTGTGTCGGGCGCTTGCCATCCTGCTCCCGCTTGCCGTAATTGAACGCCAGGCTTAACTCCACCACGACATCTCCCTGTGGGGTGTGCCGCGCCTGGGCATCATTTCCTACTCGCACAACTCCAGACATCATCATTATCCAATCTCCTTTAGTTTATGGATTCCTGCTTGGGTAATTTGCCAGGCAACAGCCAGGCGGTTCGACTTCGTTTTGCGTACCATGCCAGCGTCCTCAATGTAGCCATGCCGCATCAGGGTGACCCGCATGGGCCTGTATGAATTGCCATCTATTGACATCAGCGCCTGGCCTTCCTCATCTGTCAGCCCTGCCGGATACTGCCCAATCACAGCCAGCAACCCATGCGTCCGAGTAGAAAACTTTGGCGCTGCGGCCGCTGCAGATGCCCGGCTAGTGGCCGAATGCCGCTGGTGTGGTGGGTAGGTAGCATTAAAATCAATTGCAATCTGCATGGCCCGCTCCTTATCTGTGGTCATTTTTGATCTGCCAGAAATCAAGCAGCCTGGTAAACATCTTCCAGCCCTTCTCAAGATCCTCTGCAGCCCATTCAACAATCTTGACCACGCCTGGGTTATTGCGCGAGACAAACACATTGGCGCAGCGGGCTTTGGGCATAAGCAGCCCCATGCGGTAGGCAGCCAACTGCATCATATGTTCGTCAAATCCCTGGACATCATCATCCGGCCCAAACTCTTTGGTCTTGATGTCAATGATCACGCCATAATTTCCCTCAATGCTGACTGCGTACATATCGCACTTGCCGCCATATCCCAATGGGTGACCAAAAGATTTTTCGCAAATCCACTCATGCTTTCCAAAATGTTTTGCTACAGCCTTTTCAACTGCGTCAACATAGGCAGCATATTCGTCACCATATGACTTTCCTTCAAACCCCATTTGAACCGCTGCATGGATTCGCGTACCTTCCTCTGCCGCTTTCTTGCCGGTCTCGCGTGAATCTTCCATGATCCGATCCAGGTAATCGTCCTCTGTCTCGCCATCTTTTCTGGGCAATGTCATCGCCGCCAGCAATACCTGCTGCTGCTTCCAGCGCTCCAGGCCGGGCGCAGCGGCCACCTTCATAATGGTTGTGACACTTGGTACAAGGTCTTTTGTCCTGGCATCGCGCAGCGTGGTATTGCGCTCTTTGCCATTCTTGCCGGTCACCGTGTAGCACGGCTGGCCTGCACGGGTGTACCAATGACCTGCCTCGCTGCACG